GGCGAGCCGCACGCCCGTGGGTTTTATGCCCAAGCGCTCATGCAGGCCGATGGCCGCCTGCACCCAAGCGGCAGGAATAACTACACCCTCGACCGCAGCGGCGAAGTTGCAGTCAATCTCCTGCGCAACAATCACCGGGTCCATCGTCGCGACCTTTGCCGCGTACCAGGCATCGTCTTTGCGTGGGTCATCGCGCCACGTCAGGTCAAAGCGCGGCACTGACGGATTGTGCGCACGCTCGTAAAAACTGTTACCGACCCCGTTGACGCTGCTCAGATCAATGCGGCAATCGGTGGTGGCGGCGAGCGATGCGTCGATCAGCTTCGGACGCTCGAAATGGGCGCTCTCATCCACGAGCACGAGAGATTTTCTTGAGCCACGCCCCGTTTGATCGCCGGCCTCGCCCGTGATGCTGCTGCCGGTCGCGGGAAAGTTCACGCGCAGGTATGCGCTCGACTTGTCCTGGGAGTAGCCGCCCGAAAACTCGGGCGGCAGATAGCGTAGGAATTCTCGCATCTTGTGGAACAGCGTGTCGGGGTCGCCGCTGCGGTCTAACTTAACCTCGGTCGCTGATGCGATACCTGCCGCAAAGTTCGTGCGGAAGATGCACAGACTTGCGAGCAGCGCCATCGACACGACGGACGCGCCAACGTCACGGCTCTTGACCACGACACCGGGCTCGCCGCGCTGCCAGCGCTCAAGCATCCACTCGACCAGCTCGCGCTGTTTCGGCCAAAGGCGCAGCGGCATGAGTGCGTGCTTACCCTTAGCCACTTGTCGCGGGTCCACGCACATGCCGTGGTCGCTGATAAAGTCAGCCAGGTGCGCGGCGTAGTAGACGAACAGGGCGGCAATGCGGCGCGGGTCGGTACGCATCCATTCCAAGCGCCTGTCGCGCTCGCGGGTCGCCTCGGGCTCGGCGATGTACCGTAACGCGGCCTCGCGCATCGAGGCATCGGCACTGTCGAGCAGGGCGGCACGCTCAGTGCGCGTGTCAGCGGCCAGGAGCGATGCTGCAAGCTCAACGTAGGGCGGGGGAGCGCACATGGCCGCGTAGGCTTGAGCCGCTATGGTGTCGAGCGTTGCAATGGAATCGTTCACCGGGCGGGCCTCAGCGAGTCGAGAAAATCGAGCGCTTGCTCATGCGTCATGTCCTTGAGCGCAGGGACGTTGACGTGCGCCGTTACCGACATGCTGCGATCGATGTGCATGCCGCGGACGCGGTGCAGTTCGAGGCGCACCGCCAGCGGATCATTGAGCAGCACGCGCTTGACCGTGCCGTCCTGGTATAGCTCGATGCCTCGATAGAGTTTGCGAGAGCCGGGGGATACGTCGGCCGTGTTTGCGAACCGAACGCGCGGCACACCCGCGCCGTCGCATTGGCCGCACTCGGCATTCGGCTCGCGATCACCTCGATAGCCGAAGCCACCAGATGCATCAGGTGCGGGAAGAGGGGTCCGCGTGTCGAGCGAAGCACGGTAGCGCTCGATCGCTCGGGCCAGCTCGGCGTTGTCGCGCCACTGGTAATGCCCGCCCTCGCCGTGGCAGTAGCGGCATGCACCGACCGTGAGCGACATGATTTCGTTCACGTCCGCCGTCGCCATCGCTTCAAGGTCCGCGATCAGCTCAGCCGCGCTCATTAGCGTGCGCTCGGATGCTGCCTGCTGCAGCTCGCGGACGCGGCGGGCGACCTTGGGAACGCGCAGGAGCCGATAGGCGTTCACGCGCACCGTGTGACGGCTGGTCGAGGGCTCAGTGTCGTAGGCCGCCGCGTATGCGTCTGTAGCGACTCCGCACTCGGCAAACAGGCGAGCGAACGTCTCCTGCCGCGCAGTCAGGCCGCCCACTTTTGCAGGAGCTTTTTCAGTACCTGTGTCCGTACCGTCTGAGAGTGGTTGCTGTATTGCCTTGTTTTCTAGCGTTTCCATACTGATGACATTCGCCGTGCGAGGGCGAACACTACCACAATCGTCCTAGGAAAATAGGTGTGGCGCGCGCGACAAAAGTTTTCCAGGGCGGCGCCGGGCGTTCGCTGCGGCCACCATTCCTTGCGATTCAGTAGGTGTAATCGGTGAAGTAGGTGATTTCCCTACCGCATTACTCCAAGCATCTAAGACCGACCTACTCACTGGAACGCCTCGTGCGCGTAATGGAGATAGAAAATCACCTACATCACCTACATCACCTACGCTCACGCACTACCAGAGCGGTCGCCGCGGCCTGCCGGTCGTGCTCTGAGAGTTCCTTCTTGCCGTAGATGGCCACGCGCTTGGCGCCGATCTTCCAGTAGCCATCCTTCGCGGCATTTCGCACCGGGACGTAGCCGACCGCCTCGAAGCGATGCGGGATCTGTCGGCTGTTGCGCCGGTCGCGCATCCAGGCGCGAAACTCGTCGCTCGCCGCGTAGGTGGCGACATCCTCCAGCGTGAGCACCAGCCCGGCGTAGCTGACACCGGAGGCCTGCTGCGCGCTCACAAGCGCATCGATGGCGTCCGCCAGCTCCGCATCCTCGGGCGCGCGGTTGGCGTCCACGATGTCGTAGAACGCGCCGGTCTTGGGCGGTGGCGCCTTCGGGTCAAAATCGGCAAGGCGAAGGCTGGCCAAGTACGCGCAGACATCCCAGATGCCGCCCTTGACGTACCAGCCCCATAGCCGCTGCCAGTAGTCCGGGCTGAAATCTTCTTTCGTCAGGCTCGACCACGCGACGAAATGCCGCCGATCGTCTGGCGGCAGGTAAATGCCGTTGACCTTGTTGTTCGACGTGATGATGACACCGGTAACGTTGAACACGCTGTGCTCGCGGATGTTCTTCTCATCGCAGCGCAGAACGTCCGGGGGCGCCGCGGTGATCGCCTTCATGTGATCGTAAAATCCGAAGCGATCAAACTCGCCCAGATCGCGCGCTTCGCTCACGCGCAGGATCACCGACTTTAGAAAGCCGTTGAAGCGCCCGAGTATCTGCGTCGGGGAGACTTCCGAGAAATTCCAGGGGCCGACCGCGTGCTTGAGCGGTTCCAGGATCGTATCCTTGCCGATGCCCTGCGCGCCGCCGAGCAGTAGCGCGTGATTGATCTTCTCGCCCGGACGCTGCGCACGATGAGCGAGCCAGTTGATGATGTGGCTCGCATCATCGCCGTACACGCGCTGCACATGCTCAATCCACACGTCCGCCTGATCCGCGTCGCCCGGCTTGCGCTGCGGCGGCAGATACAGGTTGAAGCACGACACGCCCGCGTGCTGTATCCAGCCGCCATTCGACACCAGCCGGTCGGCCACGACTTGGGGCTCGCCAGGTGCCCAGGTCAATTGCTCAACGGGGCGCGTCTGATCGAGCCATTGAGCGGCTTTGATCTTCACCGGCTTGCCGTCCTTGCCGGTGCCTACTTCAATGGACGGCAGCCGCGAGTTGATGCTGGCGGCCGGCCACATCTCACAGTTGCGCGTATAGACATAGGCGTGCATCGGCATGACAGCGTAGAAATCCTCGAACGCGATAGCAGGCTCGGCCGCGGTCTCTCGCTCAAGGCGCTGGCGCGCTTCATCCAGCGTGTAGACATCAGCGACCATGCTGGCCTTCCGATTGAAACGCCGGCAGCACCACGTATCTGTGCATCCACGCTCGAGCCGCAGCGATATCGCCTGTGCGCCGTTCGAGCGCCGGTGCAAGTATTTCGGGCGCCGACATAATCTCCAGCGCTTGCTCCGGCGTCAGGCCACCTCTTTTGAGTTGCAGAGCGATCGAAAACGCAACGGCGCTGCGATCACAGCCAGTCGGGTACGGGTTTGAGAGCCGGCGCCACATCGGCAGCGGTAGACGCACGCTCCGTGCGAGCGCCGGATTCTCCGGAGGTGCGTCCGAGTGTGCGCGAGAGCCGCCATGGGTGCGCTGACCGGCTCGGACTATCGCAAGAATGTCCGCGAGCAGGGAAGGTGCGCACGGCAGCATCGAATCACCGCTGAGCCGATCGCCGGTGAGCGTGACAAATGCGCGCGAGTCGAATATCTCAACGCCAGCGCGATGATTCTTTGCGTCGGCGCCGGCTTTGCATGCGAACAGCGCGCGCACACCGCAGCCGCTGGGGGAGCGCTCGCAATACGTCTCCGAGGCGACAACGCGCTGCGCGAGCGGTGATAGCTCGCCGTCGCTGATGCAGTTGTCTAGGTCGAGCGCCCAGAACAGGGAATCGCTCAGTAGCGCAACGCCAATGCCATCGAATCGACCGCGCGAGAACGCGACGAACGCGTCACCGATATCTACGAGCTGCGCGCGATCCTCGGGACTTCCGTTCGCGCCGTGGCGCTGCCCGCCGTTCGCATAGTGTGGAACCTTGTCGAACTTGCCAGGCTTGCCGGGCTTCGCCCGACGCTTCCAGAGCAAGAACACCGGCAAGTCGAACAGCGCCTCGGGCAGCGCCTGC